TCCGGTAACCGGCGCGTTCAAGGGGTCCGGTCAGGTCGTCAACGTAGTCGTAGCCGCAGAATGCTTCGTGGCTGCTTCCGTAGGGCGTGCATGTGCATTCCCCGACTTCGAGCAGGAGCATCCCGTCATTGATGACAAGCTTGTCATTGTCGATGGTTGGAGGCTTCCGGTAACCAGCAGCCAGGATCGCGTCAGCAAGGGGGCCGTACGCATACTGCCTCCCGTTGCGTAGAAAGTGTCCGGACCCGTCAGAATCGGCTATCAATTTCGTCAGTTCGTCGCGCTCTGTTGGCGCGGTGGTTTGTTCGCTCATACACGTGAGTCTACCTTTCTTGGTTGGTGATGTCACCAAGAAAGGTAGACGGGTTTGTGGGCTCTGCTCATTGGGGTGTTACAGCAGAGACAACAAAAGACTGGTTAGGCGACGAGTAAAAGACCGGCTGCACGTAACGGGCGGATGGGTGGCGGCGCACCACGTTGCGCCTCCACCGTCCCCACACCAATACAGAACCTGCCGCACACCTCGAAAATGGTTTGTTCTTCCGGGGTCAACGAGAACACCCTGGCATAGAGAAGATCCTCATCAACGTCCAACGCGTCCGCAATATCAGCCGCGTTCGTGTGCCTAGTCATCGCCGCCAAAAACGCCGGGAACGGGATCAACCTACGCGCCGTCAACCTCTCCACAGCAATCTCACGCTGCAACCTTTGCACCAACGAAACAGCCGGCCCATGCCCAAGGAGCTTATGCGTCAACTCATGCTCAAACGTGCACCGCTGCGACCTGTTCGGCATCCTCTTATCCACATAAATGTTCCCCGTCTCGTGGTCGTAATACCCACAAACCCCAGCGGGAAGGTCAACATACAACGCCGTACTACCCATGGAAGCCCCAGCCTCTCCAAGAACCAAAATGCTTGAACCTCAAAGAGAACACGTGCCTGTGACATTAATCCACTTCTCCGGCGTGTTAGTCCAACGACACGATTAACTTACTTCCGGGTAGCTTTCCTGGGGTCTACCTTCTTACCCCCACGCGGGGTATGCGCCGCAAGGTCATACGCGTTCTGATGCGACACCTGCGCCGGGGTCCCCTTGAAGTCGGCCCCTCCACTAGCCAACTTCGACTCAGGCGCGGTCGGCTTTTCAGTATTCACTTCAAGCGGGGCGCCTGTGATCTGCTCGGCAGCAGCCACAAGCAGACGCAGCTCACCCATCCGCTTTACCAACTCGACCAGGAGTTCGTCCGTAGTCAGCTCGGACGCCGCGGAAACGGGTTCTTCCTTCTCCCAATCGCGCATCGTGTCAAACGTGACTTCATCAGGTTGCTTGCCGAGCGCGGCTGTCATCGATCCGTCCTTCCACATGAGAAGGTCCTCGATCAGGGAACGGTTGGTCGCATTCGGCATGGTCCTACCCAGCTCAAACTGACTTAACGTTTTGTAGTTCTTCATACCAGCCGCCGTAGCTGCCTTTTCGACGGACGTGTAACCAAGTCGTGCCCGCTCGGCACGGACCATACGGCCCAGGTGGGCGACTATCTCTGAATGGGTGCTCATAACCCAAGCCTTCCCTTGTTATTCGAATGTAGAGCAACACGTAATCGGTGCCTGACTTTTTGGTAGTGAATACCTGCTCCGCACTCACCTAACCGTCAGTTACTACCTGCTGCTGACACCAACACTCGCAAACTTTTCTGAGTAACAGCAACATCCCCATGCGGAAACACGCGGCCAGAAAACCGGAAAAACACGGGTGTAAGTACCACCAAAAATCCGCGCCAATTAAGGGAACTAGGCTTAGTTGGGGTTTGTTACCACCAAGAGTGCTTGACTTTTTCTGAGTGTTACTCCTAAAGTTGGTGACATGAGCACACCACTAAGGGGAAGGCCCCGAACCCGCATCCCAGCCCCCATCGAACCCGAGAACCAGAGAGTCGGAGACACTCTCGCAGCTTTGCGAGAACTTGCCGGCGGAATGTCCCAAGACGAGCTGGCCAAGCACCTCGACATCTCTCGCTCTTACGTCGCCCAAATCGAATCCGGATACAAGCGGCTCCAGAACAAACATCTGTACGCAGCAGCTCGGGTATTCAACGTGAAGATCACGGCTATCAAAATCCCCGAACCCGAGCAGCCAGCACTCTTGGTGGCGGTGGCATGAGGGCGACGCTTGAAGAGCGCTTCTGGTCCAAGGTCAACAAGACCGAAACTTGCTGGATCTGGAATGGCGCGAAGGACTCCCACGGATACGGGTCGTTCGGAGTCGACAGGAAGATGAAGATAGCTCACCGGTTAGCTGTCAGCCTCTCAGGCCTCGAACTAGCCCCCCAGCTTGACCACATCTGCCATAACCGCGCTTGCGTTAACCCCGCGCATCTCCGCCCTGTAACTCACAAGCAGAACCAAGAGCACAAAAGCGGGGTCCAATCCAACAACTTGTCCGGGTACAGAGGCGTGTCTTATCGCAAGCGGGATGGCAAATGGCGGGCACTCGTGATGCACAACTGGAAGCCGATTCATCTGGGGTATTTCGACACCCCCGAAGAGGCAAACGAAGTTGTTGTCGCTAAGCGGAACGAACTCTTCACTCACAACGACGCCGACCGCAGCGCCGCATGACCACCGCAGAATCGCTCACTAAAGGAACCCTCATGAGCAACCGAATCACCCTTGATCAGGCCGCCAAATTGACTGACTTCGTTACCAGCGTTCGCCCCGAATGGTCCGCCTCACAGCTCCTTGGACTGCTCCAGAACCACACTTACGGGTTCAAAGGCTTCCCGCAGGTTGATGCTGCGGAATTGTCCGAGCGGCTTATCGGCGCAGCATTCGACCCAGAGCAAGGCGAGCCCACCCAACTCATCGCAGCATGACCGACCTTGAGCCCGTCTACACGGTCACCCAAGTAGCCGAATGGCTCCAATGCTCCAACAACCAAGTCACCACCCTCGCAACCAAAGAAGACTGGCCCCGCCTCAAAGTCGGCAACAGGATCCGCTTCACCCAAACCCACCTCACCGAAATCCTGGCCCGACTCCAAACAGCCCCCACCACAGAGCAACCCCGCACCAAGATCGGCTCCCGATCCCGAACCCCAAGGAACACCAAATGAGCGACCTCCTAGACCCCGCAACCTACGGCAACCCGGACCGCCGCGAGTTCTTCCGCAGCCTCGGATTCCCTTACATCGAACCGTCGTTCGGTAAGCACGCCGGCGACTGGACACCCGAAGAACTCATTGAACAGCGGATCGCATACCCGACCACAGCCCCAGTCATGCCAGCAGGGTTCGGCAAACACCGCGCCACCCGCTACCCCAACAGCTCCTTCAACGTCGTAGAAGACGGGCAACGCGACCAACTCAAAGCAGCACGCCTCGCACGGAGAGCAGCATGAGCCAGGACCAAGGAACCGCAGCCATCAAAGCCATGGCGGACATCCAACAGCAAGTAGACGTGTTCATGCGCGGCCAATCCACGCCCGTAACCGTCCTCATGAACATCTGCCAAATCGTCGGCACCTACCAAGGAGAAACACGATGAGCCAGCTTCAGAAAGTGTCACAAGCACTCCGATTCCATTCAATCGCTGGCCTGTCTGCCGGGACTCACGCGGCCTGCCAATGCGAACGCCGGTGGATCCCACTGGACGAGTTCACGGCGCATCAGATCGAAGCAGTTCTCGAAGCACTAGGAGACGAACAGTGACCCGCCACCGCGAACCCCGCGACTGCTTCTACTACATGCAACGCGAAGACGACGAAGCCCAACAACAAACCAAACATGAGAACGACGCAGATTCAGTCCGAAAGGGAGAGCAATGAAAATCCACTCACTCCGCGCAAACCCCAACAAACCATCCGTCGTCAAGGAATACGGGTACTGGTGGGCGCGCACAAGGAACACCAACGGCGGCTGTGCGATGAGCGCTCATGCAACCCAGGAACAAGCATTCAACGCGGCGCAGAAGATGGCGGTCGAATCATGAACCGGCAACCAATTCGCTGGAACCGTGACGCGCTCGAAGCCCTCCAAGAAACCGCGCTCGGCGTCCTCATCCTCGTGGTCATGCCGCTCTCCGCCCTCGTTATCGCCGCGTCCATCGGGAGCATGCAATGACCGTCCAAGCAGGCACCGAACTCGACCTGGACCTAGCCGCACTCGTTGGTGAGATGGAAGCACCGCCCTGCGAATCGAACGGTCATGGCCTCGCCGCCGCATACGGTCACCACGGAGGCAACGCAACCCACTACGTGAAATGGGTTGAGCCATGTGGAACAAGCGTGAAGGCCTACTGCACAACGGTCATCAAGATGATCGAGAGCAATCTCCCGTTCCGCTGCAAGGACTGCGGTTATGTAGCCCCAGCCGCCGAATGCGCAACAATCCTGGGTCCGGTGAACCAATGAGCTTCAACCCAGCCCCCAACCAACACGAGCGCTGCACAGGGACCCGCGAATACGTTGGCCCGTTCCCCGTAACAACCACCAAACACCACCCCACCTGCACCAACCCCAACACAGACAAAGAAATGAGAACCCGATGAGCCTCGAACTGATCCCCTCCAACACCAACTACACCCCGCAAGCCATCTTCGCCCCACACCGCCAAGCACTCCTCAACCACATCCCCCCAATCCAAGACGAAACCGAAGACCTCGCACGCCGCCGCATCAAACGCCTCGCCCCCACCCTCGAAGCCATGATCTTCGGAAACGTCGCATGACCCCCGACCAGTTCTACGCCGAAGAACACCGCAACCTACTCGCAGCTTCGAACGCCAACCTCGCCGCCACAGTCCGCAACCGGCACAACCCCGACTGCGCCTGCCACCAAGACCAAGCCATCACCAAAACCATCCCCACCCAGGAGCAAGAATGACCGCCGCCGTAGCCGAGTCAGCAAGCAGCCTCCACACCTACAACAACATCGCGCAAGGCACAGACGAATGGTTGGCCCTCCGCTGCGGCACCCTCACCGCATCAGTCATCGGCCAACTCATCACACAAGGATCACCCGACGCACTAGCTGTTGACTGCCCGCGCTGTGAGTCCCCAGCCGGAAGCCAGTGCATCAGCGCAGCCCGCAAGATACCAACCCCCATCAAAACCGCACACGACGAACGCGCCGCCGAAGCAGCACAGCTACCGCCCATCCTCAAAGTAGTCAGCAACGACTACTCACGGGCCCTCACCCTCTCACTCGTAGCCGAACGCATCACCAACTACGTCGAACCCATCACCATCAGCCGAGACATGGAACGCGGCACGCTGGACGAACCCTACGCCCGAGACATCTACTCCGAACGCCACGAACCAGCGCATGAAGTCGGGTTCATGGTCCGTGACTTCGGCTGGGGACGTATCGGCTACTCCCCTGACGGTTTGGTAGGTGATGACGGGCTACTCGAAATCAAATCACCAAAGCAAAAGAAGCACCTCGCCACGATCCTGGCCGATGAAGTACCACCCGAACACATGGCCCAATGCCAGACCGGGCTGTTCGTGTCAGGCCGCAAATGGATCGACTTCATGTCCTACCGCGGCGGGATGCCACCGTTCGTGAAACGCGTCCTCCCCGACCCGGCATGGCAGGCCGCAATCCTCGAAGCCGCCCACGAATTCGAGAACACAGCCGCTGTCATGATCGGCAACTACCGCCTCGCCACCGCAGGCAAACCAACCACAAAGCGAATCGACCACTTCGCGGAAATCGAGTTCTAAACATGGACATGACAGCAACCATCGCCCCAAAGTCAGACCAGCTCAACGCCGACGACCTGATCAGCGGACCAGTCACCGTGACCATCCAGGAAGTCGTGCAGGGCAACGCCGAACAGCCCGTAGACGTTCGCCTAGTCGAATACCCCGGACGCGCCTACCGACCCTCCAAGTCCATGCGCCGCGTCATGGTCATGGCATGGGGCCCCGAAGCAGCCGCCTACACAGGCAAGCGCCTCACCCTGTTCCGCAACCCTGACATCACGTTCGGCAGGGACAAAGTAGGCGGCATCGAAATCAGCCACCTATCCGGCCTCGACAAACCCCTCACCGTCGCACTCACCGCAACACGTGGGAAACGAAAGAACTTCACCGTCCAGCCCCTCTCAGCACCAGCACCAGCCCGCGACTTCCTGGCAGAAGCGCAACTAGCAGCCGGCGACACCGACTCACTACGGGCCCTATACACCGCAGCACAACAAGCAGGCGCAACACCCGAAACCCTAGCCGCCATCTACAAACTCGCCACCCCCAATGAAACGCCTACCGCGTAATCGCTGCAATTGCGGCAAGGTCAGATCATCCAGCCTCGCCTCATCCCGCCTACTCCACGCCCGCATATGGGCACGAGAAGGCGGCGAACCAAACCCACGCTTCTACCAATGCCGATTCAACTACTGGCACTGGACACGCGAAGAACTACGCACCAGTCACCGAAAGGCCGCTTAATGCAGCACAAGACCGAGGAGCAACGGTTCTGGGAAAAGGTTGATACTTCTGGCGAGTGCTGGACTTGGACCGCAGGAACAAAGACCGACGGCTACGGCATGTTCTACACACAATCCCACAGCAACCTATCGCACAGGTTCTCCTACCAGCTAGCCCACGGAGACATACCTCCGGGTATGGAGATTGACCACATGTGCCACAACCGGCCATGCGTCCGCCCTGACCACCTCAGAGCGGTAACACACAAGAAGAACACCGAGAACCGCAAGGGCGCACAGTCAAACAGCAAGTCTGGCGTTCGAGGGGTCTGCTGGAACCCTCACGCGAAGAAATGGCAGGCCAGGGTCTGGCATCACGGCAGGGCTATATCCGCTGGCTACTTCACAAATCTTGAAGACGCTGCAATTGCGGTGCAGGCCAAGCGCAATGAAATTTACAACACCAACAAGGAAGATTCCTAACCACATGGCGAACGAACTATTCATCACAATCATTGGCCGGCTAACCCAGGACGTTGAACTCAGGTTCACGCCCAACGGTGCAGCAGTAGCGAACCTCACCATCGCCCAAAACGCACGCTACTTCGACAAACAAACAAACGAGTGGAAAGACAAGCCAGGTAACTTCTTCCGCTGCACCATCTGGCGGGAAGCAGCAGAAGCAGCCGTCGAGTCGTTGCGAAAGGGATCCGCTGTCATCGCATACGGCGAAGTGACCTCCCGCTCCTACGAAACCAAAGAAGGCGAGAAACGGACCGTCCAGGAAATCGAACTCTCCAACATCGGCGCGGACCTCCGCTGGGCAAACCCCCGCCCAAAGACGCAACAACCCGCACAACAAGACCAATGGGGCGGCGGCGGTTTCAACAACGCCAACCCTGATCCTTGGGCCGCTCCGCAATCATCCGAAGTCCCCTTCTAGGCAAACCCCTCGGTGCGCTGCCGTCTACTCCCGGCAGCGCACCACCACCCCCAGGAGCAACCCATGAGCTTCAAAGACAGCATGGCCGACAACGTCAAAGCCCTCCGCATATGGCACCAACAACACCACCACTCCACCACCTGGGCCTCATGCCCACACTCCCCCTGCAACGTCACCACACCAACATTCAGGACCAACTGGGACCAGCCATGAGTATCCAAGCCAGATCCAAACCCTACCCAACCAAAACAAAAGACACATACACCTGCCAACGATGCGGCATCCAAAGAACCCGCCACACCCGCAACAAACCCACCCACTGCCTCGACTGCAAACCATACAAAAAGGATGGATAACCAATGACCTTTTACGAATACGGCAAAACCATCACACCACTCCAACGCCGCAACGAAACCCGCCAACGCGTCCTCCAAGAAGCCGCCGAACTTGCCCGACTCGAAGCGCAACTACAAGCCCGACTCGAAGCCACCCGCAACCAACTCGCCGGCATACCCATCCGCACCTACAAACCCACCGAAGAAGCCCTAGCCTGGCGCGACCGACCCAACAAACCCGCACTCCCCGAACCGCGACACGGCGGACCAGCAGGCCTACGAGCAGCAGCACAAGAAGCAGCCGGATGGGACACAACCCACCGCCGCGGAACCTGGCAACAGAAAGAAGCAGCGTGACCGCCGCCTCTGATCATGAGCGTCGGCAGTCACGCAAGCAAGCCGACCAAGCCCGAAAACAGGCCATGCGGGAACAACGCGAACGCAAGAAAGCAGGTGGATAGTGGCACGTAAGAAAGACTGGCGTCAGATGACAACAGCCGAGTTCGTGGAAGAGTACAGTCGGGTCAACCCGCCGCGGGCCGAAGGACCGGTGCCGCACTACAGCCGAGGACGCAACCTGCACTCCCAACGCTACCTCGTTGGCTGGGAAGACGGGATTGTTAAGGTCGGCTCAACCTCCCATGGCCGGCAACGATGGGGCAAGTTCCTTAACCGTGGGGGAACAATGCTTGATCTCGCCTACTACGCCGACCTTAGCGACGATCTGCGCGGCGAAATGTGGCTTGAACGGCAAATCAGAAACCAGTACCCGCCAGCATTCCAGCACAAAGAGCAATCCTTACCATACCTCGGGCCAAGTGGCGGAGGGTACCTAGAATGCTTCGCCGTTCCAGTCGAAGATTGGCCCAAGATCATCGAACTAGCAAGGACAGAAGATGCCCTGGTTTAACGCCGATGACAAGATGCACGGCCACCCCAAAGTAAGGGTCGCCGGCTTGGAAGCTATCGGGCTGTGGGTGGTGTGTGGGACGTACTGCACCGACTACCTCACAGACGGACGCGTACCGTCCTGGTACGTCCTCTCATGGCCCAAAGGCAAGCAACTAGCCGACAAACTCATCAAGTCCGGGTTCTGGGAAAAAGCCGACGATGACTACCAATTCCTTTCGTGGGACGAGTACCAGCGCACTAAGGAAAAGGTGTTGGAGGACCGGAAGGAAGCGCGGGACCGGATGGCTAAGTACCGGGCTGAGCAGGCGGAGAAGAAGAAAGCCGCGAAGGCCGAGTAATGGTGAACGTTCGTAATGTGTTCGCCCGAACAAACGTGGAACGTGCGCAGAACAAACGGTGTTCGTTCAACTGCCCAATACCAAGACCAAGACCAAGTACTTATAACTCGCCTTCCAGCCCTTCCGGGCTTTCAAAAACGGTAATGAAACTTTTTCATCATTCGTCACCTAAGTTAGCTGGTCAATGATGATGCTTTTTGGCCAAGAGGAAGCGAAGAAGATCGCGTTCGTAGTCCGGTGTTTCCGCCCGGATTGGGATCATGGCGGGGTTATGAGGTTCTTGCAGGAATTAGCTCTTGAGGGGTTGCATGTGGCGGTTGCTGGGAAGGCTGCGGTTCGTGCGGCTCAGGATCCTAAGGCTGGGACTCCGAAGGCTATTACGTGGTCTAAGTACCGGGCCGACCCTGTAGCGGTGGCGGGCCCGAAGGATCCGGGGCAGAGGCGTTGTGTTGAATGCACACGACTCACGCCCACGGAAACGATGACGAAAACAGAGCATGGATGGACATGCCAGGACTGCCAGGGAGGCAACTGAATGGTTCGGTCTAGGGCTAGTGCGAAGGCGGCGGGCAGCAGGCACGCTAGGAGCATCGCTGATTACCTGCAAGCCAATGTGTCGCGGTTCGTGGACAAGATGCCGCTGTACGGGGCTAAGGACCGTGGGGATGTGGCGAACGTGGAAACCTTCAATGAACTCCCTGTAGCGGTGGAAGCGAAGGATTATGGGGGCAGGTTGGAGGCTGGGACGTGGTTGAAGGAAGCCAGCGCCGAGCGGATCAACTTGGGGGCTGTGGCTGGTGTGGTGATTGCTAAACGCCGCGGCGTGACTGATCCTGGCTCGCAGATTGTGCTCATGGAAGTCCGGGATTTGGTGGCTATTTTGACTGGTAAAAGGCCGGATTAGTTCTACTATTCTTGGTGCTTTTGTTCACCATCTTTGGTAGAATTAGGTGTATCGGCCCGGTAGTTGAGCATCCCGGACCCCGAGCACATAAGAAGCCCACCATGAGCGCAACAACCCTACGAGAACTCGCCGGCATCGTAGACGGCCTGGACGAGGACCATCATGACTATCGGGAAGTCCGGGCCGCGAAACGCCTGATCCACGACCTACTCAAAGACGCAGAGGACCACACATGAACACGTACCGAGTGCCCCTTGAAGTAACAGCGACTAACTATGTGGAGGTTGAGGCAGACGATTTTGAGTCGGCGATTGAAGCAGCCTTTGCGGTTGGGGCTCCTGGGCTGATGAACCTCGATCACACTTACCCCGATGTCAGCGATCTTGAAGTTCCAGATTGGTACACCGAGGAATACGCGAACGACATTGCATCATGATCACCGCACACACCATCGCAAAAGACCAGGAGCAAGAAATATGAGCGATCTGCCTGCCGAAGCAGTCGAAGCCGCAGCCAAGGCTTGGGATAAGAGCATGGGCGACCGATACGGCTCCGAAGCCGCTGAAGAGCTTTCAGGTGAGGTGAAATTGATACTGGAAACCGCGATCCCTATAATCGCTCAGTCCATGCGGGATCAGCGTCACGGCTGGTGCCTTGACGACGCGGGCCGTTACTGGATCAAGCGCACCCTGCATGAACTAGAAGAACTGGTGTCTGGGCCTAAGCCGTTCTACCCGAGGGAATCATGACCGCCCCTGACCCACTTCCGAACGCCCCGATCTTGGCCCGGAAGCTCGCCAACCTCCCACCCCAACAACTCCACCAAATCCTCCAAACGAAAGAAGGCACAGGCAAATGAGCGAGAACGCAGGCAACACCCACGTAGCCACAGCCAAGTTCCGCCAAGAAGGCGTTCACGAGTGGCAATCAGAGCAAGGCATAACAGACGCGACTCTGATCGCCGCAGCACTTGATGCCCAGACCGAAGCCACCCTTGCCCTCACCTACGAGCAGCGCACCGCCAACCTCATAGAGCTTGCCCGTTCGGATCGCGTTGGCGGCTATGTGGCTCACCGCGATCTTTGGGGAACAATCGAGGCGCGGCTGGGCCAGTGAAGCCCCAATGCCCATCGTGCCGTCACTACCACGGCCAGGACCGGTGCACAGCAACCATCTACCCCAACCAACATGCCCAACGATGCCACTGCCAACACACAACCAGGAGCGAATGAATGACTGAGCACCAGCACGAGAGATGGCAGCTAAGGCCAAGTGCTAAAGGGGGCGTCTACTGCGCGGCTTGCGGCGACCATGTTGACGCCCCCACCACAGTGTTGAATCAGGTGCTGGCGAACGTTAAGGGCAATGTATGAGCCAGTGCAAGTGCGGCACCTCAACCACTGATGGCATCTGGCTTTGCACGCCGTGCAGTGACGCGTTTGAGGTTCGGTTGGGTCAGGTTGCGGGGATCGTGGCTGAGGTCGTGGAGCTGGTGCCTCGTCTGACGTTGACGGCGACGTATGGTGAGCGGATGGGCGGGAGTCGAGCTTTGCACGCGCCGGCTCCCGTGTCAGTGGATGCTGTGTCGGCGTTGGATGAGTTGCAACGGTTCCTGCTGAACACGGCCCTCCGTATCGCGTCCCTCACGAATCCGTTGCATGGGCGCGGTTCCGGTGACGTAGCCGATTATTTGGCCGGGAACATGCGCCGCCTCAAAACCCTGTCGAATATCCACGACATCATGACACGGCACGACAAGCTACTCCGCGCATGTGAACACGCCGCCCGGTTGCTCGAACACAAACAGTTCGCCGGGACATGCCAAACCGAATCATGTGGCACCGACCTATTCACCGAACAAGGCTCAAACCACGCTAGATGCAAAACGTGCGGGACTGAGTACGAAGCCATCCAGGAATGGCGTGACGGCGCAAAAGCCTACGCACAGCAACAGGACGACAACACCATCGGATACCCGCAAGCGCTGTCCCAACGACTCGCTAAGGTCCACGGTGTTGACGTTGGGGCTGACTACATCCGGGTCCTAGCCGACCGCGGCGTGTTGGTCAGGGCCAACCCGGAACGCGGCACGGACGGCAAAAAACTCAGGGCAATGTACCGCTTGGGAGACATAAAAACCATCCTCAAAGGAAGCAGAGCAGCATGACTGAGGACGTAGTCAACCACCCGAAGCATTACACCGGGCATCCCAGTGGTGTTGAGTGCATCCAAATCACCGAACACATGGGGTTCAACCTCGGCAACGCGCTCAAGTACATTTGGCGGTGCGACCTCAAGAAAGACGCCATCGAGGACCTGGAGAAGGCGAAGTGGTACATCGAACGGGAGCTTCAAAAGCGTCGCGCCACAGCATAATCTACCTTTCTTGGTGTACGCGTTGACCAAGATACACCAATACTGTTATGCTGAAGCATAGCGATAGTTTCATAGGTACAAAGCCCCTACCACTGGTGGGGGCTTTCCTCATGCCAGGAGCAAGCATGGCCGCTGACCTCGACAAACAAACCCTCCACCACCAGCACACATGTGACAGGTGCGGGGCTAGGGCGTACGTGCACGTGGTCATCGAAACCGGGAAACTAACCGAGACCGGGTACATGGCAGACGGCCAACTGTTCCTATGTGCGCACCATTCGCGGGAAGTGATCCCAATACTCAAGTCACGCGGCAATATCCTCCATCTCATTGATGAGACGCGCTTCTTGCGTGAGCATGTGGCGGACGACAAACACGTCAACTGAATAAAGGAATTCCGCGATTGATCCTCGCGGAGTAGAGAGCCCCACTGTCCTTAGCGGTGGGGCTCTCGCATTTCTAAGGAGAATGCAATGACACGAATCTGCTCGGTCTCCGATTGTGGGCGTATCCACTATGGGCGCGGATGGTGTGGAAAACACTACCTGCGCTGGCGTGACACGGAATCACCCACAGGATCCAGGCGGCGTTCCTCGGAGCAGCGCTTCTGGGAGAAGGTCAACAAGACCGAAACCTGTTGGTTGTGGACCGGCGCCCCCAATAAGCGTGGCGGATACGGAACCTTCAAACCTACGGGCGATCAACCCGTTGCCTATGCGCACCGATTCGCCTACGAACTCCTTGTGGAGAAAGTTCCATCAAGCGTCCAACTTGATCACATCTGCCACACCCCACTCTGCGTGAATCCGGACCACCTACGTCCGGTGGGTCACAAGGAGAATGCAGAGAACCATCAGGGCGCACTTAGAACAAGCAAGACCGGCATCCGCGGGGTTTACAAGCATTCATGCGGTAATCGCTGGCATGTTCAAGTCCGACACAACGGGCGTACCTACAACGGTGGCCTGTTCGTTGATATTCGCGATGCTGAGGCATCTGCGATTGCTCTGCGAAACAAGCTTTTCACCCACAACGAGTTTGACCGAGTTGCGGCCTAAGGAGGAACACATGGCGTACAAACACACGCCCAGCCTCCGACAAGTAGCCGAAACCGCAGACGCCGAGTTGTTGACCGGCTGCTACACCACACTCAACACCGCCCTAGACGGCCTACAAACCCAACCAGCCCGAACAGCAATCATCCGGGCACTCCAAAACATCAACGGCGCCCGAAAAAACATCGGACCCCGATAAAGCTTGGCCTCGCTGGTAAAGCGTGGTGACGCACCCCAAAGGGTTTCCACCACGTCAAGCCCTAACTGCTGCTCATCAGGAATGGGCTGCCAGCGAGGTCAATAACAGTCCCGGAAGCCTCTGCTAATTAGCAAGCCGAACGGCGGTGAGCCATCACCGAAGCTGTAGACGTACAGCAAATGGCAGGGCTGTAGCTCAGGGATGAGCAGCGACGAGAGTCGAAGGCCGGGTTCGAATCCCGGAAGCCCACGAGACAGCGAACACCCCCAACAAACCACAAACGAGCGAGTGGGCCGAGCAAGTACCTGTCACACCTTCACAACCCATGAGCAAGGGACAAGAGCATGAGCAGAGCCAAAGGCTGCATAATCAGCCGAGTAATGAACCAAGGCGACCACACCGACCGCGAAGCACTCCAAACCCTGCTCAACTCCAACACCCCACACATCAACGTCGCACGCACCCTCACCGACGCAGGCGTACCAATGTCAGAGCACACCATACGCAGACACCGCAAAGCCGACTGCTCATGCGGGTGGCTCTAAATGGGTGCCCTCGCGAAGAAACTCGCACCCAAGATCGCACCCGCCGCCGCCAAACAAGTCCGCATCCTCACCCTGGACATTGAAAACGCGCCAAACCTCGCGCACGTATGGGGACTGTTCAACCAGAACATCAGTCTCTCCCAGCTCCAAGAAACCGCGACCGTCATATCAGTCGCCGCGAAATGGTACGGCGACAAAGAAGTCCTGTTCTACAGCGACCACCACGACGGCCACACCGAAATGATCCACAAGATTCACGCGCTCGTGTCCGAAGCTGACCTGATCGTCGGGTACAACAGTGCCGGGTTCGACATGAAACACCTCAACCGCGAGTTCATCCTCGCCGGCTTCAACCCTCCCGCACCATACAAGAACGTGGACCTGCTCCTAACAGTACGTAAGCAGTTCAAGTTCTCGTCAGGGAAACTCGACCACGTTGCCCAACAACTCGGCCTCGGCAAGAAGACCAGCCACATCGGTCACGAACTCTGGGTCAAATGCATGGCCGGTGACGACAAAGCCTGGGACCTCATGCGCAAGTACAACATGCAAGACGTTGTACTCACCGAAAAACTCTACGACCGGTTACGCGCGTGGATCCCCAACCACCCACACCTCAGCATGTTCACCGGCGAGGAATGGGGATGCCCAGTCTGCGGCAACAAGGACCTATCCAAGTTCCGGGCAGGCACCTCATACGCCAACGTCCAGCGATACCGCATGTACCAATGCACGTGCGGGCACTGGGTACGCGGCACCAAGAAACTCCAAGACGCCACACAAACCAGGAGCGCACGATGAAGGCAAGAGTGTGCTGGAACGCAGGCCGAACCGAGTTCGGCAAGCGGGGATTAGACAACTTCCTCATCGGCGCGTCATGGTCACACTGGGGTAATTGGTCTAAACGCCAGACGCACATCTACCTCGGACTATGGACGCTCACCATTACCACGCCAAGCAAAGGCGGAAAGATCCGCAAGGACTTCTGATGAGGCGCCGATGGCTGCTGTACCACAATCCGCGCCGCTGGTTGCGGACGTGGAATATAGCCAAAGTCAAGAAAACCCGGCAATGGTTATTCGACAAAGCCTAGACAGTCAAGCCCATCCCCCAGGAGGTCGATTGTCTCCCGCGCAGGGTCAAGCGCACGCCCACGCTGAGAAGCAGTCGGCACATAACTGAATACTCCCGGTGTACATGAGCGCTGGGAGCAACGGCTGATAGTTCAATGGTGCAGCCCTACATATCGCCTTAGCACTGTGCGCACAGGTTGGCTAAGGGACTTACTGGACGGGTTCAGAACACTCCCTTTGGTGGGAGAGATACGGGTTCGAATCCCGCAAGCCGACGGACACCGCATAGCCGGGGCCCATACGGGCGGATTGCGGAGTACCAGCCCTGCTGACATAAGCATCTGACGGCGTGCTTATCGAGGGGCTGGCTACAACTTACAACCCTACTGACCTTTGGAGGCTGTGATGCTGACAGGGCAAGTAGGGCTCGTCACCGACAAGCGGCACTGGATGGGCCGTGCGATCCTCCGCATAACCGGATGGACCTACCATCACACCATCATCGCCACATCAGACAGCATGTGTGTCAGTGCCGAGCCTGGTGGGGTTAGGCGTCGTCCTATCACTGACTACACCAACATCATCTGGTCCCAGTACGCCATGACCGAGAAGCAAGCACACCTTGTTGCTGGGATAGCAGAACACTCCATCGGCGTACGCTACGACTACCTCGCATGTGCAGCACACGCAATCGCAGCCATAACACGAACAGACACACCAACCTGGGCGCAACGCTGGCTAGCTAACCGCGCACCCACAACCTGTAGCGCGTTGGCTCAAGTAGCTGTGGACGCGGCAGGGTTACGCACACCACGCGGCCCACTACCCACACCCAACGACTGGCACCTACACTTCCAGACGCGAGGATGGGCGTGATGCCACGCGCCAAGAAGATATGCGCCAAACCCGGATGCCCAGCCATCACGGACAGTAGCTACTGCACCGAACACACACGCGCCAACAACAAGGCACGAGGCAACAGCAACCAGCGCGGATACGGTGCACAACACCAACGCACACGCACAACACTAGACATCCGAGTACAAGCAGGACTCATCGACTGCGCACGATGCGGTCAACGCATCAAGCAAGGCGAGCCGTGGCACCTAGACCACGACGACGCAGACCGGGGCAAGTACATAGGCCCTAGTCATGCCTTCTGCAACACAAGCGCAGGCGGACGCAAAGCACACACACAACCCACCTAAACGGACCTCACAAAGGCACCCACACCCCCAGGGGAGGGGACCAAAAGGGGCCGCTGACCCAGACCGCCGGTGAGGGCTTTGTACCGTGCGGAGGGTTCAAACATTTCCGGAACGGCTTAGGGGGGCACTGTGGGTAGTGGTGGTTCTCGTAATCGTTCTGGGCCTTCTGTGGATCCTAAGTCGGGTCGTTCTGATGCGCGCGGGTTGAAGTTTTCGGCTTTGCCGCGCGAGGGTTTCCGGGGTGATTTTCCTGAGTTTCCTTTGCCGAATGCTTTGGGGCGTGAGGTTGAGGTTTGGGAGTCTGCTTGGCGGACTCCGCAGGCTGCTGCTTGGGCTGTTGAGTCTTGGCGGTGGCGGACGGTTGCGTTGTGGGTTCGTGTTTCGGTTCGTGTTGAGGATCCGGAGGCGCCGGCAGCGTTGTTAGGTCATGTTCATAGGTTCGCGGATCAGATTGGTTTGACTCCTGCCGGGATGAGAGAGAACGGCTGGGCGCTTGCTGCTGACGAAGTGCAAGAGAAGCGGGACGAGAAGCCTGCTGCTACGTCTCAGGCTGCGCCTAAGCGCCGTCTGAGGGCTGTCGGTGGAGACTAACGGATTCTTGGTGGATTTCCCCACGCTTGGGGATCTTCTGGATGCTTGGTATGAGCAGCATTGTCGTGTGCCTGATGGGTTTACTCGTGGTGCGGCGTTCAAGATGTCGGATTGGCAGTTTTGGTGCACGGCGAATCATTATCGGATCCGCCCTGATGCGTATTGGGATGCGGAGAAGCCGCTCCTGAACCAAGCGTTTGTGTATCGGCGCTCGCAGGTTGTTGCTCCACAGAAGACGGGCAAGGGTCCGTGGGCTGCTGCTACTACTACTGGCGAGGCTGTCGGGCCAACGATTTTCGCGGGCTGGGCTGAGGCGGGCGAGGTGTATTCGTGCGCTGATAATGGCTGCGGCTGTGGTTGGACGTATGAGTACATCGCTGGGGAGCCGAAAGGTGTTCGTCACCCGTCGCCGTTGATCCAGTTGACTGCTACGTCTGAGGATCAGGTAGATAACATTCTTCGCCCGTTGAAGGCGATGATCCGGCTTGGCCCGTTGTCTGATTTGTTGCTGATCCGTGAGGATTTCATCCGCATTGTGGGTGAGGGTGGCGATGAGGACATGGACCGTATTGATGCGGTTACGTCGAATGCGCAGTCGAAGCTTGGTAACCCGATTTCGTTTGCTTTTCAGGACGAGTCTGGCCTGTATACGAAGACGAACAAGATGATCAAGGTTGCTGAGACTCAGCGTCGTGGTGCTGCTGGTATGGGTGGCAGGACGATTGAGACTACGAACGCTTGGGATCCGTCTGAGAATAGTACGGCGCAGCGGACGTTTGAGTCTCAGTCGAAGGATGTTTTCAAGTTCTTCCGTCAGCCTCCCCCGCATCTTTCGTATGGGAATAAGCGTGACCGGGCTCTGATTCATAAGTACGTGTATGAGGGTTCGCCTTGGGTTGATTTGAACTCTATTGAGGGTGAAGCGTCTGAGTTGATGGAAACGGATCGTGCGCAGGCTGAGCGGTTCTTTGGTAATCGGTTGGTGTCTGGTTCTGGTGCTTGGTTGAAGGATGGTGCCTGGGATGCCGCGTTTGCAGGAGTGGTTGCCGAATCCGCCTGATGGTTCACAGATTTGTCTTGGGTTTGATGGTTCGTTGAATAACGACTGGACCGCGATTCAGGCTGAGACGATTGATGGTTTCACGTTTACTCCGCGGTATGGGCCTGATAGTAGGCCGGCGATTTGGAACCCGCAGGAGTGGAACGATGAGATTCCCCGGTCTGAGGTTCACGCAGCGGTTGATGAGCTGTTCACTCGGTATAAAGTCGCGCGGTTCTACTGTGACCCGGAGGATTGGTACTCGGAGATTGGTGATTGGGCGTTGCAGCACGGCGATGAGCACGTGTTTGAGTGGCCAACGAACCGCATCAAAGCCATGTACGCGGAGATTAAGCGTTTCGAGATTGACCTTTCCACGAAGCGCATCACGCACGATGGTTGCCCGATTACTGCTATTCACATGGCGAATGCTCGTAAGGCTGCGAAGCCGAACCAACAGTATGTGCTGATTAAGCCTGCCGATCACCAAAAGATCGACGCTGTTATGGCCCGGATCCTTGCGCATACTGCTGCGTCTGATGCCCGTGAGGCTGGCTGGTCCGATGAAGAACAAGACAACCGTATTTTTTCGTTCCGTTAGGGGGCCATTGTGGCTTTAAGCCGTGATGAGACTGACCTGGTTTCAGGCCTTACTAATGATTTGGCTGTTTTGGCTACTGAGGATACCCGTCTTGACCGGTATTACGAGGGGTCGCAGCGGCTTGAACATATTGGGTTGGCTGTTCCTCCTGAGTTGCGCCGTTTTGAGACGTTGGTGAACTGGAATCGTACTTCGGTGGATTCTGTTGTTGACCGGTTGAAGATGCGTCGGTTCTTTTTGCCTGGTCAGGAGCAAGCTGCTAAGGCTTTGCGTGAAGGTTGGGATGCGAACAACCTTGATTCTGAGTCTGTTTTGCATCATCAGGAGACGATGATTCTTGGTCGCGGGTTCGTGACTGTGGGCTCGAATGAGGAAGATTCTGAGCATCCGTTGATTACGGTTGAGTCGCCTCGTGAGTTGTCTGTTGATATTGATCGTAGGCATCGGCGTATCCGTAGCGCTGTGCGGTTGTATGACTATGAGCCTGGTGAGGTTCTGCCGCGGGCTGCGACGTTGTACACGCCAGAGGCTACTAAGTGGCTCGAGGGTGACGGCAAGGGCGGCTGGAACGTCATTGATGAGGACCGTCACAAGCTTGGGCGTGTGCCGATTGTGATGTTCTTGAACCGGCGCAGGCTTGGTTCTTGGACTGGCGTGTCTGAGATGAAGGACGTTATCCCGCTGGTTGATGCTGCGGCTCGGTCTTTGACGAACTTGCAGATCGCTGGGGAGACGCATTCTGTCCCGCAGAAGTGGGTTGTTTCCGCATCTAAGGGTGACTTCGTTGATTCTGATGGTCAGCCTATCCCAGCTTGGGAGTCGTATTACTCGGCTATTTGGGCGACTGGTAATAAGGACGCGAAGATGGGGCAGTTCGCCGCTTCGGACCTCAAGAACTTCCATGACACGGTGAACCATTATGGGCAGCTCGTTTCGTCTGTAACTGGCCTTCCGTTGCGGTATTTGGGGCAGAACAGTGTGAATCCTGCTGCTGAGGGCGCTATCCGTGCTGATGAGTCCCGCCTGATCCTGAATGCTGAGCGTAAGCAGTCCAGCTTTGGTGATGGTTGGGGCTGGGTTATGGCCTTGTACGAGCGTTTCCGTACTGGCGAATGGCCTGAGGGTAACCGGATCGTCACTGAGTGGTACGACGCCGGCACTCCGACGCGTGCGCAGACTGCTGATGCGATGTCGAAGCTGTACGCGAACGGTCAGGGAGTCCTTTCCCGCGAGGGTGTTTGGGATGAGCTTGATTGGTCTGAGGCCCGTAAGGATCGTGAGCGGGAGTACTTCGCTCGAGAGTCCACTGACCCGTACCTTGCACGACTAGACGCTAAGGACTCTGCTGATGGCGTTGCAAACGTTGCCGGAGGCGGCGCTTAAGTATTCGCGTCAGCAGCGTATCGAGATTCAGGCCGCGGCTTCTGCGGCTGCCCGTTTGTGGCGGCGCATGGGCCCGGATTTTGATTCTTCGTACGCGCGGCTCGAGCCGTCTTTGTTGGCTGTGTTGTTCACTGCTCAGGAGAGGGTTGCTGAGGGCGCGTTAGGATATGTGCCTGATGTGCTCGAGGACGCTCCGGAACCATTGTATGAGTCTGCTGGGTCGCGGTTTGTTGGTGTTGCTGGGGACGGGTTGCCCGTCTCGAGCATGGCTTACGGCGCGGTGGTCCAGGCTAAGCAGGCGATGGCTCAGGGGCTCGATGTTGCAGAGGCTCTTGCAAGGGGTGGGCGTCATTTGACGCTCTCAACTGGCACGCTGCTGTCTGATACGGGACGTGCTGCTGAGAAGGTTTCTGGCGGCGCGCATAGGGTGCGGTTGTGGACTCGTATGTTGAATCCGCCGTCTTGTGGGCGTTGCGTGATTCTTGCGGGCAAGACTTCGCGTCAGTCGGAGGCGTTCAACCGTCACCCTGGCTGCGATTGCCGCAATGTGCCCTCGAGCGAGAACACCGATGATGACACACGCACTGACCCTAAGGGCTACCTTGATGGGTTGTCTGCCGCTGAGCAGGACAAGGTTCTTGGTTCTGCTGCTAACGGGCAGGCGTTTCGGGATGGCGCGGACATGAATCAGTTGATCAACGCGTACCGGAAGTCTGGTGCTGTCAGGCCGGCGCAAATCAACGGGCAGAACATCAAGTTCACTCGTGAGGGCACTACCCGACGCGGTCATGCTTACTGGCAGATGTCCCAAGCGCAGTACATCAAGGACCAGGCGATGTTCCGTGATGGGTCTAAATACAAGCGGCTCAGGGCCCCGCGGTTGATGCCTGAAACCATTTATTCCACGGCTAAGGATCCTGCTGATGCTAAGCGGCTCCTGAAACTGTACGGCTGGATCGTGTAGGTCCGCCTCATATTCTCCCCCATGCGCGATGCTTCGGGGGCTTATCCATCCGCGACGGAGGACAAACACATGTCGGAAGACACAACCACCACGGAAGCCGAATCTGTTTCGGCTGACACTGACGAGGCAGAAACGCCTGATCTTGGCGATGCGGGACAGAAGGCAATCAAGGCTGAGCGCGATGCTCGGAAAGCTGCCGAACGTAACGCTGCTGAACTGGCCGCGCAACTCAAGAGCATTGAGGACGCGAACCTGTCTGAACTCGAGCGGGCCAAGAAAGCTGCGGAGGCATCCGCTACTGAATTGGCGCAGTTGCGGGTTGAGAACACCCGCACGAGGGTTGCGCTCGAGAAGGGCGTACCTGCGGATCTTATCGAGTTCCTGACCGGTTCCACGGAGGAAGAAGTTGCCGCGAAGGCTGACGTTCTCCTGTCCCGGCTTGGTTCTTCCGGCACGCCGAAGCCTGACCCTTCCCAGGGCGCGAAGGGCAGCACGCAGAAGAAGTCCACTGGCGATCAGTTCGCGGATTTCTTCAACGAAAACCTCATCACTTAAACCTTTTGAAAGGACATACCCGCAATGGCTGGTATCGATCTTAACCGCACTAGCGCGGGCGTATCCGCGCTGCTCCCCAAGGAAATCTCGTCTGAGATTTGGGCTAATGCTGTCAGCGATTCGCTCATCATGAGCACTGCTCGGCGCATCAACCTGCCGGGTTCGGGTGTAACTATCCCGCTTATCACGGGCGATGTCACTGCTAACTGGGTGAATGAGACGGACGAGAAGCCCGTTTCTGATGCGACGATTTCTAACAAGTCGATCACCCCGTACAAGCTGGCTGTCATTGAGACGTTCTCGAACGAGTTCCGCCGTGACCTTCCGGGCCTGTACGCCGAACTTGCTCGCCGGCTCCCCTACGCGCTGGGCCGCAAGTTCGATTCCACGATCTTCAACGGCACCGCTCCGGGCTCGAACTTTGATGTTCTGACCGGCTCCACCGCTGTTGCGCTGGATTCCACTGACACCATCGGTGACCTCGCTACCGCGTTGACCACGGTTGGTGCTGCTGGTGGTGACGTTAGCCACTGGCTGATCGCGCCTCAGGCTGAGGGCACCATTATGACCGCGAAGGACGGCGCCGGCAACTACGCGTTCCTGCGTGACGCCCGAACCGACACTGGCGCTATCGGCTCCATCTTCGGTCGCGATGTTCTCAAGTCCGCTTCGGTCTACAACAACCCGGCTACCGGCCCGGACGTTGTTGGCTTCGCCGGCGACTTCGCGAACTCTGCCATCTGGGGTTCCGTCGAGGGTATCAAGGTCAGCATCTCCGATCAGGCCACCGTGAACAAGGGCGGCACCCAGTTGAACCTGTGGCAGCGCAACATGTTCGCTGTGCTCGCTGAGATCGAGGTTGGGTTTGTCGTGAAGAACGGCGCTCACTTCGTGAAGCTTACTGGCGCTACGTCCGCTTAATGATTTTCACGAATCCCTTTACCGGGAAGCTGGTTGACGCCTCGGATGAGTTCGTTGACCAGCTTCTTGGTGCTGGTTTCAAGAAGAAGGAACCGGAAGTCGTGGAGCCTAAGCGTTCCACGGCGACTGCACGCCGTTCTGCTCGAGCTAAGTAAGGAGGCTGGCCGTGGCTTACGCAACTGTTGCTGATGTTGAGGTGCGCTATGGCCGGTCGCTTTCGGCGGCTGAGTCTGCGCAGGTTACTGCGTGGATTGATGACCTTGAGGCGGAGATACTTGAGCGGATTCCGAATCTTCCTGAGTTGATTCTTTTGGGTCGTCCTACCGTGGCGACTTTGAAAAGGGTTGAGAGTGCCGCGGTGATTCGCAAGCTTGATAATCCGAAGGGTTTGCGGACTCGGACCGTCGCGATTGATGACTATTCGACTACGGAGACGGTTGATTCTTCGAACTCTGCTGGTTGGCTTGGCCTGACTGATGATGAGTGGAACTTGCTGTTGCCTGGCGTGTCTGGTGAGTCGTTCACTATCCGCCCTTATGGGGTTCCTGGTTACGCTTCGGCGCCTGATGTTTGGTTGTCGTTGTGAGTGCTGTTGATGCGGTCCTGCGCGGGCGCATTGAGGCTGAGGCGTTGATGTTGGATACGTGTACGGTGCATCGTCCTGGTGATCCGGTGACGGATGCGGACGGCAATGTAACGGCGGGTCTGACTTTGTTGTATACGGGTCCGTGCAAGATTCAGCAGACACTTGCCCAGTCGAGCAATCCTGAGGCCGGCGGTCATCAGTATACGGTGCAGGATACGCGGTGGGATACGCCTGTTGCTGCTGGCGTGTTTGAGGTGGATGACGTAGTAACGATTGTCGGTGCTGTGTTGGATCCTCAGCTTGTTGGGCGGGTGTTTCGGGTGACTGAGCCTTTCCATAAGACGGGGGCGACTGCGCAGCGTACACGGGTTGAGGAAGTGACGGCGTGAGTGTTGATGCTTCTGACCTGGATGGTTTGGCTCGGTCGTTCCGGTTGATCCCAGTGGTGATGGTGCCGAAACTCAAGGGTGTCGTTGCAAAATCGGCGGTGAACACCAAGAAGATCATGCGTAAGGATGCTGCTGGGTCTAAGCACTTTAAGCAGTTGGCTCGGACGATCAGCTATGACGTGAATGTGTTCCAGTTTGCTGGTGATGGGGTCATTGAGGCTGAGGTTGGGCCGTCTGGTGGTGGGGCTGCTTCGTTGGCTGGTATCGCGTATTTTGGTACGTCTCGTGCTGGTGGCGCTACTTTGCGTAATCCTGAGGACGCGATGTTGGAGGAAGCGCCGAACTTTTATGAGTTCGCGTTTCAGGCGACGGAGGGGCTTCTGTGATCCGGGAGCATTACGCCGCTGTGAAGGCGCTTCTTCCTGGTAGCGGGCTGCAAATCTATGTGTGGTCGGTTCCGGCTAGCCCGGTGTTCCCTTACGTGTGTTTGTGGGGTGACCTTGGCGACGAGTCAAGCGGGGGCCCGGACGGCGATTCGTTGTGTGATGTCCCTGGTGTTCTGACGCTGCGGTTCCGTGCAACGTATGCAGGCTTGACTGGTGATGCGTTGGGTGAGGTCGCGCGGAAGGTCCGTGCCGCGCTTAATAGGCAGACTCCTGTTGTTGCTGGCTGGTCCCCGTCGAAGCTCAGACAGTCCACGCTCATGGATGCGCAAACCGATTTCGATGTGACTATTCCGAACATCGGCCACCCCATTTTTGCTGTTGACGAGTTCTTACTTGTCTCGAACAAACTCTGAAAGGGGCCGTCTAATGACCGACTTTGTTGACGCCTATTCCAAAACTACCGGGGTGAAGCAGGTTGTTCCTGCTGAGTGGCTTGACCGCGCCGATGCCCCTTTCAATGATCTTTCCAAGACTCCCAGCCAGAAGGCTCGGGAAACCACTGCTCCGGCCTCGCCGGTTATTAAGGAGGCCAAGTAATGGCTCGTGTTCTTGCTGATGGCAAAACCAAATTCACTATCCTCGTCACTAAGCCTGTTAACCCTGCTGCCCCCACGGCGACAGAGTTGAACGCTGGCATTGATCTGTCCTGCGACATTCTTACGTCGGATTTCACGTGGGGTGCTACCGACTCTGACAAGATTGCTGAGAAGGCGCTGTGTGATTCGGGCAACTCGAATGCGATTTGTGCGTCTAACTTTGCTGCGGGGTTTACTCTGTGGCGGAAGTTCGCTACTGCTGGCGGTTTTGATGCTGCTACGGAATTGGGTTGGGCGGCGGTGAAAGCCAAGGGCGCTACCCTGTATGGCTACGCCCGTCAGATGGATAAGGATTCGACTGCGGCTTGGGCTGCTTCGGATGAGATTTATCTTGGCGCTGAGTTCATCACTGACACTCCGCAGCGCACGGACGGTACCGGCTTCATTAAGTACCGGATCCCTGCCGAGGTGCAGCGCGGTTACCCGTTTATCTCGGTTGCTGCTGGCGCCTAGTTTGACTGGTTGGTGGCGCGTTTAGGCTCCGCGCCACCAACCTCAAAACCACTTGAGCCTACCCACAAACTAATGGAGCCTAACCCATGAGTAAGACCCCGCAGGATTTTGACTTTGATGCTTGGTTGGATGGTGCTGACCGTCCGCAGCGATCTGTTGTCGTGTATCAGAAGGCTGGCTTGATCGCTGACCTTGACGCCTTGGCTGTGCGGATTGAGCATGCTGACGGTGAGGATGAGGTTGATGGGCCGTCGATGGTTGGTGGGGCCCAGAAGCTCCGAGCCGAGTACGCGAAACTGGCTGAGCAGTTCCACAATTCGGCGTTGACGATCCGGGTCAAGGGTCATGATGATGACGAGAAACGCGTGTTCGCTGATGAGCATAAGGGTGACGCGCAGAGTCTCGGTAGTTTGGTACTGGCTGACGCGATCATCGAGCCGAAGGTTACCCCGGCTCAGGTTGAGAAGCTTGAAAAGGTTTTGGGTCAGGCGCAGTTCCGGTTGATCACTGCGGCTTACTTGTCGGCGTGCAATGAGGTGCCTGTTGTGAGCGCCGATTTTTTGCCGAAGTCCTCCACACGGGGCGATGGGGAAGAGTAGTAGCTGCCCTGAAAACGAGTGAGCGGTTCCAACGTTCACCGTCCGCTTACCTTGGGGTTCTGCCTGATCGCAAGGACCGGCTGCTTGAGTACGCGTACACGCTGTATCTCGACGGCCTTTGTGACGTGTGTGGTGGCAACCGTGCTGAGTGCCGCAACGAGGCTAACGCTGGGTTGTATGAGGTTCAGGACACCGTTTGCCAACGTCAGGCTGCGGTGGAGGAACACACGGGGCAGAAGGGTTTCAAGGCGGACCCTGGCCAGCGTTTCTACGCGACTGAAATTGATGAGGAATTAATCACTCGTCGGACGTTCCCGCCACTTACCCGCTCCGATGATCAGGACGATTAGGCCGGCGAAAGCTACGAAGGCCGAGAATCCGTTGAGGCCTGGGTTCCCGTTTTCGCCTGCGCTGAAAAGCGCTACTGCGACGCCTAGGACGAGCATGCCCGCTCCGATTTTCATCGTGTTCGCTGCCTTGCGCTTATTCGCTTTGGTGGCCTGAGTCATTCAGTAATTGTCGCATGGCGGCTTCTTTTCTAACACCTTTGGAGGAAACGTCATGGCGGATCGTCGCGTTAAAGTCGTGTTTGCGGCTGAGATCCAGGGCTTTAAGTCCGCCATGGAGGAAGCTGCGCGGGCGACTGAGAAGACGAAGAAAGCTACTGAGGATGCTGGCAAAGCGGCGGATACTCATCTTGGGAAGATGGTTCAGTCTGCTACTAAGAACAGTGATGCTTGGGAGCGTACGGGGGTTGTGACGGCTGCGGCTGGTGCTGCTGTTGTTGCGGGCGTGGGTTTGGCTATCAAGTCCTATGCTGATTTTGATAAGCAGATGTCTTCGGTTCAGGCAGCTACGCATGAGACTGCCGGGAATATGACGCAGTTGCGTGATGCTGCGGTGAAGGCTGGCGCTGATACGGCGTTTTCTGCTGTTGAGGCTGCGCAGGGTATTGAGGAACTGGCGAAGGCTGGTGTTTCTACTAAGGACATCATGGGCGGCGGGCTTAAGGGTTCGCTGGATTTGGCTGCTGCTGGTTCTTTGGGTGTTGCTGAGGCTGCGGAGATTAGCGCTTCGGCGTTGACTCAGTTCAAGCTGTCTGGCGATAAGATCCCTCACCTCGCGGATCTTCTTGCTGCGGGTGCGGGTAAGGCTCAGGGTTCTGTTAGTGATCTTGGTGCGGCGTTGAATCAGTCAGGTCTGGTGGCTGCGTCCACTGGTTTGACGATTGAAGAAACCACTGGGTCTTTGGCTGCGTTTGCTTCGGCTGGGTTGACTGGTTCTGATGCTGGTACGTCTTTCAAGACGATGCTGATGTCGCTGAATCCGAATTCCGCGGCGGCTGCGTCTTTGATGAATGAGCTGGGCATTTCGGCTTATGACGCTCAGGGCAAGTTTGTTGGCATGTCTGAGTACGCGGGGATTTTGCAGAACGCACTTAAGGATATGTCTGATGAGCAGCGTAATGCGACGCTCAAGACGTTGTTTGGTTCGGATGCTGTGCGTGCCGCGAATGTTCTTTACGAGCAGGGTTCCGCGGGGATCAACAAGTGGGAAGCTGCTGTCAATGATGCCGGGTATGCGGCTGAGACTGCGGCGATCATGCAGGACAACCTAGCCGGGGATATTGAGAAGCTTGGCGGGTCCATGGACTCGGTGTTCCTTAAGTCCGGCTCGGGTGCGAATGACTTTTTGCGGGGCTTGGCGCAGGGCGCTGAGGATGTTGTTGATTGGATAGGCCAGATCCCTGAGCCGATGCTGAACACTGCGGCGGCGATTGCTGGCGTTGTTGGTGTCGCTGCTTTGGGGGCTGGGGCGTTCCTTAATTTGACGCCTAAAGTGCTTGAGTCGATGGAGGCGTTTAATAAGCTTGCCCCGGCTGGTGGTAAAGCGCGGGACGTTCTCTCTGGTGTTGGCAAGGCGGCTGGCGGGGCGATGGTTATCGGCGCTTTGACGCTGGCCGTAGCGAAGCTTGCCGAAGCCGATTACATGTCCAAGATTGATACGGGCATGGGCAGGGTCGCTAATGTGTTGTCCGATGTTGCCCGTAATACTCCCGGTGCGGCTTCTGGTCTTGATTCTTTGTTCAAGAACACTGAGGGCAAAGATCTGATCAACAATGTGAATGACTTGGACTCTGCGTTGAAGCGGACTTTCCAGCCTGACGCTGGGCGGCAGTTCAACGACTGGGGTGAGGGGATCATTAACTCCATGACTGGGGTGAAGGGTTCCAGCCAGATCCTCGGGGATTCGTTCAAGCGCATTGATGAGACTATGGCTAGCCTGGTTTCGAGTGGTAGTTCTTCGGATGCTGCCAAGATTTTTGATCGGCTGAAAGAGCGCAGCGGTGAGCTGGGTATCAGTGTTGATGATCTAAAGAAGAAGTTCCCTGAGTACGCGGATGCTTTGCAGAAGGCTGACGCGGAGACTAAGAACGCGGCTTCTTCGAGTGATAAGGCTGCTGGGGCGGTTGACAAGGTCGCGGCGGCTGCTCAGGCTGCGAAGCTTTCCGCTGAGGATGTAGCTAAGGCGCTTGAGGATGTTGGGCTTGCTGCTGATGGTTCGGTGACGGACATTGAGAAGTGGACTCAGAGCCTGTTTAACGCCGGGTTGTTGAGTTTGTCTGCGTCTAACGCTTCGATTGCGTATCAGGCTGCGATTGATGCGGTGACTGACTCGATCACAAAGAACGGCCAGACTCTCGATATTAATACGGAGCAGGGCCGCGCGAATCAGGCCGCGTTTAATGGTTTGGCTTCTGCTGCGATGGCTACTGCTACTGCTGCTGCGGCTGAGACTCTGGCTACTCAGGGGTCCTCTGCGGCTCAGGCTGAGTTGCAGAATAACCTTAAGCAGTCTTACAACGATTTGATCGCTGCTGCTGGTCAGTTCGGGATTACGGGTGACGCTGCGGACACGATGGCGCGTAAGGCTTTGGGCATTCCAAAGGAAGTCCCGATTGATACGTGGGTGAACGACAAAGCCACGGCGACCTTGGATTCCGTGAAGGCTAAGGCTGACGCTCTGGATGGCAAACAATCCACGGTGACAATCACGACTATTGAGCGGATACAACGCAACGTTGAGTCGTTCAATGGAGCTGGGACTCTTGGTGGCCCTCAGATTGCTGGTGGCGCTACGGGCGGTCGTGTGGCTGACATTCTGGGGTTCTGGTCTGGTGGCAGGTTGCCTTATGCGCGGCCTTCGGACATGACTAAGGACAACCTGATCGGCTACGTGAATGGTGGTAGGCCGATTGCTTTGCAGGGCCAAGAGTGGGTGACTAACGGTAAGCGCAGTGACGAGTATGACACTGAGCTGCAAATGATCCACAACGGGACGTTGCCGAAGTTCAAAGAGTATTCAGCGGCTCAGCTTGGTCACGCGCCTTCCGCAGTCGGTGGCAACTCTGGCCCGATGCAGATGACTGGAACGTTAGTCATGGATTCGGGTGAGGTGTTGGGTACTTTCCGTGGGATCGCTACGAACGTTGCACGGTCTGAGATTGGTTCGGCTGATTCGGCTACTAGGTTTATGAGGGCGGGCTGATGGCTGTTGTGGTGACTGTTGATGCGATCATGTCTGCGCCTTGTGACCGTGCCGGGCTGACGATCACAGGCCTAGGTATTGGCTCGTCAGTTGTGTCTGTGTGGCGGACTGCGGATGGGGAACGTTCACCCGTCCGCGGTTACCGTCGTGTGGTCATGAATGATGCGTCTTATGTGGTCGATTTTGATGCGCCTCTGGGTCGTCCGGTGACGTATGAGGTTGAGGTAATTAGTGGCCCAGGCGGCGCGTCTCGGACTGTAGCGGATCCGCTAACTATTCCTTCTACTGCTGGCGTGTTGATGGATCCGTTGGTGCCGCAGACTGCTGTGCCGGTGGTTGCTACCCGCAACAGCGATGGGGACGTTTATCTTAAGTCCCCGGCCCTGTCCCAACTTGAGTATCGGGCGAATGTTCAGGTGTTCGAGATCATGGGCTCGGATAAACCCCTGGCTCTCTTTGGTCAGCGTATGGCTGAGTCTGGGTTGGATACATCGTTGGCGACTCGTTCGGCTGAGGAAAACGCGAGGCTCAAGAAGCTGCTCCGGTCCACGGGGCAGTTGTTGTTCAAGCCTCTCCCGTCTTGGGGTGACCTTGATCTGAACGGGACGCTGTTCCTGGCTAACCCCGTGGCTAAGCAGTTGCCGGTGGACGTGACTTGGGGCGGGAACCTTACGTGGTGGGATTTGCAGTCTGATGTGGTTGCTGCCCCAACGATCCGTGTTTTGACGGCTGAGTTCACGTATGGAGATGTAGCCCTGTTGTTTTCGACGTATCAGGCGAAACAGGATGCGGTGGTTGCTTCGGCTGCTGCTGCGGGTGAGTCGCCTACGTATTTGTACGATTTGAAACGTCCGCTTGGTTAGGAGACTCCTTTGCGTCTGATTGATGAGTTGTCGTTGGATGCGTTGGAGGGTTCTAGGCCGGCCGATAGTTTGACGGTGTGGGCGTGGCGTGGTGACAGCCTTGTGGTTGCTGAGCCGCTCGAGGTCATCAGCGGAAGTTTTGATGATCAGGCCGGGGATAACGTGAAGGTCGGGCAGAAGGTAAGCCTGACTGTTGCTGATCCTGACGGGACGTTGGGGGCTTGGCGGCTGGATGACCCGCTGGCCGTGACAGGAACTAGGCTGCAAATCATTTACCGTGTCGGCGGTGCTGGTGCGGTCAACTACGGAACGTACCGGATCACGGCGAACGAGCCTGACGAGGTAACGGAGTTCCGCACTATCGCAGAGTATGGGTACGTTGAGCCTGACGGCCCGCTCGAGCCGCATACTCGAGATAAGCCGAACACTCGAGGCGTGGTTCATCTCGAGGCTGTTGATCTGACGGTTGAGGCTGACAGGGATAGGTTCGAGGCCCCTGAATCTCCCGGCCCTGGCGCGACTGTGCTCAGCGAGACGAAGCGGTTATTGACCCCCTATTTCCCTGTTGTGGTGGACCCTGGCGTCAGTGATGTCGCGGTGTCGCGGCAACTGGTGTTTGATCGCGAACGCCTCGAGGCCGCGCAGGACCTTCTAGGCAGGGTTGGTGCTCGTTACCGTATGGGCGGAGACGGGGAGTGCCATATCTATCCTCGAGCTAATGTCTCGGTATGGCGGGTTGGGCCTAAGGCTGGTCTGGTCAGGGTAACCCGTAAGCAGTCTTTTGATGGGCTGTATAACCGCTGGGTTGTTGAGGGCAAGGAAGAAGGCTCTGGTAATCCTGTCAGTGCTGCTGTGTCGATTGATTCGGGCCCGTTGAAGTATGGTGGCCCGCACGGTCGTGTCCCTACGTTCTACTCGTCTGAGATGATCACGACGACTGCTGCTGCGGTGCTTTACGCGCTCGAGCTTAGGGAAAAGTTTCTTGCATCACTGGCGCTCGAGTTGTCGGTTGAGTGTGTGCCGCGTCCTGAGTTGCAGGCTGGTGACCGTATCGAAGTTGGGTGTCCATTTGATGGGCGGGTTGTTTGGATACCGGGCGAGATCTCGAGCATTAAACGCCCTTTCACGACTGTTCCTGGTGCTACGTCGCTGACTGTTGCGTGCGCTTATGGTGACGTGATCGCTGCGCTCGAGCGCACTGAATGGGCTGAACATCTTACCGGCGAACTTCCGCCACTTACTTGGGACCGTATGCCTTCCACTTGGGGTGCTGGCCCGGTCATGCCTTGGGACGATTTGCCGTAGGAGGCGCACGTGGCTTTAGTTAGTACGCTCGCGGCTATCCCGAATGATGGGTTTTCGTTGAAGCTTGGCACTGCTTGGTTTGACGGTTCGCGTTGGTGGGCTGTTGTTGGTGGTAACCCTCTTGGCGCTAGGTGGGCTGACCCTACACAGGCTGTGCAGGGCGCGAACATCCTTGTCGGGATCATCAATGAGGGACGTGGTCAGTCGTCCGCGATTGTTCTTTCGGGTGTGACCGATCAGCCGCGCCCTTCGTCTGGGCAGATCATGGCTGTTGGTGTTGTTGAGTTGTTGTTTTCCGGGGATGATGGCGGGGTTTACGCGACTAAGCGCTACCTCGGTGCCGTGTCTGATTATGTGATTGGTGACCCTGTTCAGCTTATTTGGACGATGGGTATCCCTACTGTTCTTGGGGTGATTGGTGAGGTCGCGGTTCCGCCTCCTGCACCACCTCCCCCACCGCCACCGGTTATTGCTACTGGTACTGAGGTGTTGACGGCTACTGCTTCTGACACGTTTGGTGTTGGTGGTTGGGGTCGTTGGGCTGGTGGTGGCGAGAAAGTTTATTCGGGTTCGTATGGCGGTTACACGCTGACGGGCTCGTTTTTTTATGGGGCACCGCGTCCTGCGTTGCAGGGTAAGACAATCACGGCGATCCGGTTTAGGATCCCGCAGCGTCTCACGGTCGGTTCGTATAACTCTGCTGCGACGGTTCATTTGTATGCGCATACGTCGCAGGCCCGCCCTGGTGGTGACGTTGCCCGTGTCGCCGGTCCTTTTGATATTTCGGTTACGGCTGGTCAGGGCCCGTCGTGGGTGAACGTTTCTTCCGCTCACCCCGCGTTTGCGGGTATCGCATCGACCCTCGCTAACGGCGGTGGCATTAGTTTCGCGGGCGACCCATACACCGGCTGGACAAGCCGGCTCACAGACCCACTCGCTGGGCAAATCGAACTTGATTGGAGCGCCTAGTGCAGACTCTTGAAAACGGTGTTGTGGTTCCTACGAACTCTGACCCTTACAACCTGACCGATGATTTGGGTAATGCTTTCAAGCAGGTTCCTGGTGCGGTGCGTGTTAGTTCGCAGGCTCAGCGTGATGCGTTGACGAAGTACACGGGTTTGCGGGTGCAGCGCATGGATTTGCCGGGTCATCCTGATGATATTTGGGATGGGTCTGCGTGGTTGCCTTTGGCTCCTGCGGTGTTGTCGTTTTCGGCGAATTATCGGCAGGCTGGGACGTGGTTTCTGGATGCTTTGCGGCCCGCGTCGGTGTCTCGTATCGGCAGGCGCGTGTCGCTGTCTGGTGCGTTGGCTAACAACGTGCCGATCACTTACCTTGCGAACACTGAGTACACGTTGGCAACGTTCCCTGTGGAGTACGCACCGAAGACCTATTCGGAACCGTTCGTTATTCTGACGAACGCTTACCAAGTGAACGTGTGGGTCACCCCCGCAGGTCAGATCAAAATCTACTTCCTCGTGAACGTCCCCACTCAATCAGTCGGGTCGCTCGTGTTCCCCCTCTCAATGATGTCGTGGAACTCATGACGCCTCAGTGGATTACAGATATCTTTGCGGTGGCTCCCTGGTTGGGGGCCTTTTTCATTGTCGCGTTCTTCGTGTTCCGTGTGTGGAAGACTTGCGCCCCGTTCATCCGCGCGATCCGTGATTTCTTGGATGACTGGAAGGGCGAACCTGACCGGCCCGGCGTTAAGGGCAGACAGGGCGTAATGGCCCGACTGGGATCCATTGAGCATGAGCTGCACCCGAATAGTGGCTTGTCGATGCGCGACGCCATCAACCGCACGGAGCAGCAGGGCAAGGATCTGAGTGAGCAGTTGTCCACTCACCTTGCGTCATGCCCTGCCCCGCAGCAAACAACAATCAACGTGAACCCCGGAGGTACACCGTGAGCATTCTTTATGACTGGGCCGGTTCGGTTATTGGGCAACCTCTCAACCCTGATGGTCATTACGGTAATCAGTGCGTTGACACTATCGACCACTTTGGTGAGTTCATCTTCGGCGTTCCTTGGCAAACATGTGTTGGTGGTGTGACTGGCGCGCGTGACCTTTTGGATGTTGCCCCTGACGAGTATTGGGAACGCATCGACTATTACCACGGGTTCGTGCCGCAACAGTTCGACGTGCTTGTTTATGGCGGCGACAACCTGAACCAGTGGGGACACACGGCCGTGACGTGGTGGGCTGATCCGAACGCTTCCACTATCAATGTGATCCAGCAGGACGGGTTCGCTTACCCGTGGCAGTTCGTGGATGGCAACTACTACTCTGCGAAGCCGGCGCATTATTACACGCTGCATTACAGCCAAGCAGGGACGGGTGCGCTTAAGGGTGTGCTGCGTCCTCGCGCGAACAAACTCATCGGTGGTGGCGGTTCTGTTGGGCCCGCTGGTGAGGTAACTGAGACAACCCCCTTAGAACAGGACGATTTCATGACTTCCATGCACGACTTCCTCAACACCCCTGCTTTCACTGATGGTCCGACTATCTCTGAGATGTTCAAGGAGACGCACGCCGTTCATGAGGCGATCTTCAATAACGATGGCACTAACGCGTCGATCCTTGGTGGGTTCTCGATTAGTGGCCTGGATAACCACAACGCGGTCAAGATCCTTGAAGCGGTGGATGCCCTCGCCGCTGAGGTCGCCGCTCTCAAGGCGGCTAAGTAGATGGGCGATCATGTAGCGGTTTCTGAGTCCACGCAGACGGCTCATCCGTGGCGGGCTACGGTTCGTACGTTGTTCGCTGCGGTGGTTGGGTTCGCTGCGATGTGGGGCCTTGTTGTGCAGGCTGCGGGGTTGGATCCGTCTGTTGAGTGGGTCAGCTTCTCTATCGCTGCTACTGGCGCGATCACTCGTGTCATGGCGTTGCCTGCCGTGGATGCGTTTATCCGTCAGTTCTTGCCGTGGCTTGCCCCTGACAAAGCCTCTAAGTAACCCATCCCTGTTTGGGCCGGCACCTTTTGTTGGTGTCGGCCCCTTTGTTTTAGGAGGCCCGCGTGGCTGAAACTACCCCGTTGGGGTTCATCAAACCTGCCGGGTCTGACCTGTTCAAACAAGGCGACAACGCAATCAGCACCAACGCCCAAAAAGCACAAGACCTCATCGCTGATCTACAGTCACGGTTTCCCCCGAACTTCGACGGCGGCGCACCAGACACGCTCTACATTTCTGAACAACTTATTGATGGAGGAACGGTCTGATGGCCAACAGGATCCAGCTACGCCGCGGCACAGCGGCACAATGGGCTGCTGCGAACCCGGTACTGGCGCAGGGCGAACCCGGCATCGAAACGGACACGGGCAAGCAGAAATTCGGCAACGGGGTCACGGCATGGAACCTTCTGTCCTACGCATCACAAGGCCCTGCCGGTCCTGCCGGCGCCCCTGGTGTTGCTGATGACGCCTCAGTTGAGGACTTGATCACCACCCCCGGCACCGCCACAGCAACGGCACTTAACGCCACTTATGGCCCGTCCGCTGCCAGCCTGCGCGATGCATTCGGACAGGTCGTGACCACCTCCCACGAGATACCGGCTGCATTTGGTTGGCCGACAGATTCCAAGGTCGCCCTTGCGCCCACGCTGACCACCATGCGCGGCGGGCGGGTCGTGGGCACTGCAGGTGTCGCGCCCAAGGCGCTCTTTGCCCGGTTCTCCCAAGCACAAGCCAACCCGGTCAACCGCTTCTACGCATCGCCTGCCGGGAATGATTCCAACGCCGGCACGTTCGCAGCCCCGTGGCGCTCGATCAAGAAGTGCATCGAAGCGGCTAACGCAGCCGGGGCATCAGCTCGCATCCTCGTCACCTCTGGCAGCTACCTCAACGGACAGGGATTCGAAGGGGTTTCACCGACCGTCGATACCGCTTTTGTTGCAGCTGGCGGCCCAGTCCTTGTAGGCAATGGCATGCCCACCGCGAACTATACGTTCGCCTCCCATGCCACCTATACCAAGACTTACTACATCAACCCCACCCCAACAGGCGGCGTGAGTCGGGTGCTGGACCTAAGCCGGGTCACCGAGTTCGGCAACCCGGTGGAGCTAGTCAAGGTCGCCAACGAGACCATCTGCAATGAGACGCCGGATTCCTACTATGAGGGTTCCGCGCTCTACATCCACCGGAGAGACGGCGCTCAGCCAACAGCGGCCAACACCCGCGTCCTAGTTACCGCCGTCAACCTGACCGTCACCAGCGAGGTCAATGTCTACGTGGGGTCGGAAGACGGCAGTCCCTGGACCATGGAAGGCTCAGCCAACGTCCAAACGACGCCGGCAGCAGACCCCGCCGTGGCAATCTTTGCCATTGCGACGCCAACCAACGCGGCCCTCAAAGCGATCGTCGCCGAATCCGTCAAATTCCGATTCGGCGGCGAGGAATTGGCGACTACACCGGGGAACGGCGTTTCCATAGAACATTGGCATGGAATCGTAGCCTTCTTCAATTGCGGGGCGGACGCCAACGCGAAGGACGGCTTCAACGCCCACAACGGCTTGAACGCCGCAACCACATCGCTCGTCCTTACCGTCAATTGCGGCGGTGACGACAATGGTCGCAAGGCTCAATCTGCCAACGGACTCACCCTGCATGAGAACGTTACCGCCATCGACGTCGCAGGCCGGTTCGTTCGCGGACGCGGCGGCACCGTGCACAACATCGGCACGTCAAAGCATTACATGCTCGGCCCGTACGTGGCTGATGATCTTGGTGATATCGCAGCAGGAGGCAACATTCCGCCTGCTGCGATGATGCTGCAAAACACCGCGCAAATGTGGATCGAGCGCGGCTCGGGCAGGATGCCCGCAGGGACGTACTTCTATTGGGCGAAAGACGCTGGCACAAAGTTCTACCTCAAGGACTGCGAACCGGTAGCCCAGCCCTTTGCAGGCCTTGGAACCTACAGCAACTTCTAGGAGAGGACCTACGTATGAAGATCACTGTCACGCTGACTATCGACTGCACCCCGGATGACTCGCTGGTGTGCGATCCGAACGAACCGCTCGAGGACGTGAAGGACGACATCGAGAGCCGACTTACTGACTGCTGGCTTCCTCACAGCGGCCAGGTCCTCAGCATCACAACGGCCGCCGTCGACTCGCTCAGCTAGGGGCAATAAAGACCGGTTATGTTCCCGTGCGTATGACGATTGGTTTGCATCCGTCTGGGATGAGTGCCCGCGCTTTGGTGTATGCGTCCGTGTAGTCCGTACCGACAGCGGACACGTACCCGATACCGCCATCAGCATCTTCCACGGTCAAAGTAACTTCCATGCCACAAGCCTAACCAAACAAACAGCCCCCACCCTCGCATAAAAAGGCGAGGGTGGGGGCCATTCGTGCGTTAAGTGGTTACGTAAGGGTTGGTCCGTGTGATCGGATGACTAGGATCGGATCGCTGTAGTCCGTGTTGAGCGCACGCCGCAGTGAACCCCGCATCCCATGCCTGTGCAGCTATCGCTGGCACGGCAGCGCCTAGCGCCTTTCGTGCAATGGAATAGTCAGGCTTGTAATTCGGGTAGTCAATCTCGCTAATGACCGCCGCCGCCTCCACCGCAGACTCCGGAATATCATCCACGGAGCTGAGCATCCGAGACCACGCCGACGGGCGCTGACACCCGGATCTCTAAGACCCGCTTAGCATCCCACTTGCAACCTGGCCCATTGGGACAAAGCCCCTCAGTGCAGCTCGCCTCAGTGGGCCCGTCCTCGATCCTGCCAACGTAGGCAACCATCTGGGAGGCGGCAACGAAGACTGGAAGTCCTTCCTTGTGGAAGGAAAACACGCTGAAAGGCTCACTGAAATCGAAGGAGTCCGCCTTTACCTCAACTTCTTCCCCGGTTGTCAGATGTACCACATATGTGCGTGTGAGATTTTGGGTTGGGGTTTGTAGCCCGAGCGGATTCAAGGTGCCCATGTTGCTCCTTCTAGAGGTGAGTGGCATAGCCCAAGTCTACCTTTCTTGGCGCAAAGTGTCACCAACTTAAAGTAATTTACTCACCTAGAAAGCGCCGCTAGAATCTAAGGATGAGGAACACTAGGCCCACACTAAGCGAACTTGTCACCGAACACCGTGGAGGACGCTCTAACGTAGACCTCTCCAATGACTGCGGCGGCGTCCCGTCAGACAAACGCATCCACCAAATAATCAACGCCCCCATGAGGAACTTCCCCGACCCGGATACTATCCGCGGCTTAGCGAAAGGGCTGCGCACTTCCGAAGCAACAATCATTAGAGCGTCTGCGCGTTCACTCAGCTTGGAAGTCGATGACGACATAGCGCGGAACCTGATCCTGGATGGCGCCGGTGAACTTCCGCTTTCTAGTCAGAACGCCTTACGCACCATGAGCGCAGAACTCCTAAGGCTGCATGGCTAATCAACCACTATCTCCGGCATCTCCCCGAGGGCCTTTGCTGCGTGTTCGGCGCCGCGGAAGTGGGCTTCAGGGAGAAGGTGGGCATAGAGGTCAACCGTCATTTGGATGCTGTTATGTCCGAGCCGTGCCGAGAGTTCATACATGGACATACCAGCCTGGAGCATGATCGCTGCGTGCAAATGCCTGAGTGAGTGCACTGTGACGTGTTTGCCCGCTCCTGGCCCTAGTCCTGCTGCGGCTCGGGGTTTACTCCATGCCCGGTTGTAGAAGGCTTGGTGTGTCATTTCGCCGCCTTCTTTCATGGTGAACACGTTGCCGCCGTCTTTGAGTGCACGGGCAACCAGAGGCGCGATGACTTCCGCGGTTGATGGTGCGAGGCTGACACGTCGGCGTGACTTGGCTGATTTGGGATCGCCTATGTAGCGGGCGGGTGATTCGTCGCCGCCTAGTTTGTGGGCTTTGGTGATGTACACGAGAGGCGGTTTCCCTGAAAGGTCAAAGTCGGGCCCCGTCAAGGCTGAGGCTTCACTAAACCTGCAACCAGACCCTACGAGGAAGTCAACGAACGGGCGGAAGTGGGAATCCATGCGGTCACGTATGGCCCTGTAATCGTCCATCGTGATGTCATCCCCATCATCACCCACCCTGCGCTTCTTAGGCATCCTCACGCCATCACACGGGTTCCTGGGGATTGTTCCCAGCCGAACCTGCGTGAGCATGGCGGCACTGAGTAGGCCGTGTTTGTCGGCGATGGTCTTGGGTGCTTTACCCCGGCCCTGCATCCAGCGGATCCAGTCAACAATGTCACCATGGGTCAGGCCCGTGACTTTCAGTTCACCTAACGGCCCGTTGAAGTGGTTGGTCACAGCCGCCCGGTAGCGCTTGATGGTGTACGGGGTTACGTCCACAAGCTGGTTGATGTGACGCTCCAACGCCTCAACCACCGTGGGGCCTTCAAGTTTCGCGTTGGCATACATTTTCTCGGCAGCTTGGAATGACTGCCCGTTCGCGTCCAACAAACGCTGCCACAACTCAGCCTCATCCCGGCTAGCGAACGTCTCAGACTCGGCCTTACGGGTTACCGGGTCACGCCACTTCAACTGCCAACTCGACGGCCCCCTCTTACGCGGACGCTCATGAACACTAGCCACTAAGCAGACCTCAGCGCCGCAGCGCGCTCCTTAAGCCATTTCGCCATAGTTTCCTGTGATGATGTCAGGTACACGGATTGCACTCCGAAGTCGATCACCGCGTCTTCGAATGCTTGGGCTACGAGGGTGGGTGCTGCGGCTGCCAGGATCGTGCGTAAGAAGTCGTCTTCGGGCACTTCCCCTTCTTCGCCCCACGCATATGCAGCCTGACGAGCCGCTTCTACTGCCTCATCCATGCTGTCCCCGTTCAGAGTGTTTTGTTGCATCACTCTAATTTTAACAGTATTTTTGGGAACAGTACAGCAGTTCTAGGGAACACCCTCCGAAACTTCCGCGGATTCTAGGGGCAAAACGAGTGGAGCTAAGGAGATTCGAACTCCTGACACTTTCCTTATGAACGCCCGGTTTTGGTAGAGACTAACTCTCAAAACAGCCCTTTTTGGTGGGAAACGCCATCGTAACTCACCAATAATGTTCCCCGTGGGAACACTGGATTCCCGTGGGAACACATGGGAACACCCTGTTTGTTACGGCAAAGGCCCCCACCGAAGTGGGGGCCTACGTGTGGTGGATCAGCGGTACGAGTCGATGCGCCGCTGCCATTCATCTGCGGTCATGCCATACGGGATCTTGTTCGCTTCTAGTACCCAGCGTGAGCCGTCCCAGTACTTGTTCATGTTCTTCTCGCTGTTGTGCCACCACTGACCCTCAGTCTCGTCGTAGTAGATCCAGGAGTGGCAGTGGTGGCACTGGTAGCGACGGAACATCTCAAGATACTGAGGCGTGGGGCGGTGACGTGTCGCTTCCATTCGCCGCCGAACGAAGTCCGAGAGGTCGCTCACTGGGCGCTCTTCTCGATGTCATCGGCCCGCCATCGAATGTGGTCTAGCGGGAAGAGCTCAAACCATTCCCAAGTGCCCGAGGCGATGGAGCCTTTCCTGCCTTGCGGCAAATCCTCAAAAGCCTCGGCAGCGTCTTTGAGTGCTTGCGCGGCGATGAACGGGGCAGCAGCTTCCAGGGCGGACCGCATCTGAGACATCGCCCATTGCGGGCCATGGTCCATCACATCGTCCCACGCGGTGCCGTAGAACGCTTTCGCCGCCGCTTCTACCGCTTCGTCAGGCACGCTCATGCCCCCTCCCGCAACGCCGCAACAACAGCGCGGACAATCTCGCTGGCTTCGTCCTCGTTGCCGTTGCAATCGCTGTCATGGGTACATGGGTAGTTGGCATCTAGGAACCGCCACACGCTCACCTCGGCTTTGGCTATCGCGGCCTCACCGAACATCACCGCATCGGAGGTTTCGATGGCCGTGTATGCGATTTGGTAAGCGCTAGACCCCGAGTCCATAGCCTTAAGCACTGGTGTAGCGGCGGCCAGCACACGTGCGCTCATGCTGGTTCTCCCGTGAATTGTTCTGCACACTTGGGGCACATGTCGGCGTCGTGGTCGTGTTCGCTGATCCAACCATCAGCGGCGGCAAGCTCACGGACTTTGGCTAGGCCGCTATCACCTGATCCGCGATACTTCTCGTTTGCCTGGAGCCGGTGACCGCAAGTGTCGCACTCAAGCATCCAGTCGCTCATGCCGTGTCACCACCCAACGCCTGGGTGAGGGCCGCGCCGATCAAGTGCGCGTTGCAGGGGGCATTGATTACCAAACCGCCCATCCCATCGCTTTGCATATAGGTATCAATGAACCTATTCCAGTGGCCTTGACAGAGCGGGACGTTGTCATTGGGGCTGACCTTGAACGCACCCTCCGCGCACGGGCGGCATTGCTCTTGCTCAGCCAACTGTTTCTCCTTTCAACGCCTGGGTGAGGGCGGTGTAGGTGGCGCATGGCCAGTCGTGCCCGCATACCTTGCAACCATTGCTCAGATGCCCTCGGAAAAGGTCTTCGTGGTGCAGCTCTGCCACCTTTTCTATGGCTGCGATGAGCTTGGCCTGATCCGTGGGGGCGTGGGCGATGAGGGCGGCGTCAGATTTGCCCGGATGTAGGAGTGCTGAGCATCCAAGCACGGGGGTTGATTCTCCTTGCCTCCATAAACTGCGGCGGACCTTGTCATCCCATTCCCACGGTCCGGGTGTGGCTGCGGCGAGTCGGTCTTTCAGGGGCTGCAACAAGGCAGCAGTAGGGGTGCTCATGCGGCGTGCCCCCTGAGTACCGAGATGACTTCCGCGACTATCTCATCAGGCGTTCCCCAAACCGCGGTGGCATCATGCTCGCCAGCGTTCTCTTCAATGTGGAACACAGACTCAAGGCGAACCCTAGCCAGAGCCTTGGCCTCGTCCGAGAACATCACTTTGTCTGCTGCTTTGAGGGCTACTTGTACTTCTTCGCCCATTTCTTCGAGGGCTTCGTCGCCGTACCGGTCGCCCCAGTGGTGGTCCCAGGCCTTCACGGCTGCTTCAAGTCGGGCACTCATGCTGCCACCTCGGGATTGTGCAGGACGGTCGCGGGGAAGGCTTCTTGTGCGAGCATTTCGGGGCTGATGTCTTTGGCGCCGTTGGATGCCCGCCAGCCGGTGAACTCGTTCTTGTGGAGTGACAGGCCGCTCCGGTCAAGAACCACAGACCCGAATGGCAGCGCGTCGAGTTCTTCTACGGTGGTGACCATGCGCGGCTTCCGGTAACCGGCGCGTTCAAGGGGTCCGGTCAGGTCGTCAACGTAGTCGTAGCCGCAGAATGCTTCGTGGCTGCTTCCGTAGGGCGTGCATGTGCATTCCCCGACTTCGAGCAGGAGCATCC